GTCACCACGAATCTTGATTATTGGGTAGGCTATTTGGTCGAACACATCCGCTTTAAGGTTTTCCAAATGGTCGATGCGGTATTGCATACCCACGAGGTTATCCAGCGGCCCCATTGCATACAAGTTGTCAGGACGTTCCCGCCAGCCTGCGTGGAAGATAGGTGACTTACCCAACCAGCTAGGGTTCTGCTCATTGTTGAGAACGTATGCACGATCAACAACAGTAATGACACGATTCTTGTGAAAAGTTTTTGTATCTTTGTCATAGATATCACCGTAGAAAGTCAGAAGCTCTACGTAGTTCGAGTCGTAGTATTCTTTGATGCTAGAGAAACCATCAGCAATAAAGCCTTCCGACTTGCTTACGTCTACGTCTTGGATAGCTGACGAAGAACGGTTGACCATCATCTTGTCAAGAACGTCCTGCATGTAGGCGTTGTCAACACTCTCTTCAATCTTACGTGCAATCTCACCAATGGTTACAATCGACCGGATGATCTTCGGGCTTTCCTGGAAGGTAGGTGCCAGAGGATTAAAGCAGATATCGAAAGGGCTGATGCGGACTAGTTTCGGACCTACGTAGTTGACAACAATCTCGCTGTCCATTTCGATGTAGTCACGAGTAAACTCTACGGTAGCAAAGCAGTTGCCATACTGGATGTAGTCGTTCAGGATGCGGCTTACAGTGTTCTCAAAGTCCGACTGACGGATCTTGTTCTGCATGTAAGCTTGGATAACGTCACGCTTGCTTTTGGTATCAGACTCTTGGTCTTGTGCCTCAAACCGGAACCACCGCTTCTGTGGGAACAAAGCTGCAAAGTAGTTTGCGTGCAGGTTGTCTGCAATCTGTGTCAGCTTTGGGGTGGTGGTGCTGTTAGTCCAAGGCAGCTTACTGTTCGAAGTTGTCCGGGTGTCGGTAGCGTAAATGTAGTTACGCAGTTCTTTCCACTCTTCGATCTTCTGACGACGTGCGTTATTCCAAGAAGTCCACTGCTCAGAAATCTCAACGGCCATGCCGTGAGGGTCAATCATCATCTCAAGATCAATAGTTGTTCCAGCCATTAGAAGCTAACTCCACCGAATCTCTGGTTGAACTGCACCACGTTGCTTTTCTGCCTACGGACAGAACGAGCAGGTTTGACAGCCATGTCTACAACAGAAGCTAGAGCATCAATAACGTCATCGTGCGGAGGGTTACGAGATGACAACTCTTCTTCTAGGATTTGAGTATTACCGCCACGGTAGTGCCAGATACTCAAGTTATCATACCGAGGCTCAAGCACAGCAGCTATACGTTCCTGCTTGTTACCTTGGTTTTTGTTTGGTCTGTATTCTTCTATACTGATTGACAAACCGTGTTGCTTGATAAGTTCTTTTAGCTGCTTAACGATGGCCATCTGGGCTACCGTTGTTTCTGCTCTCATCTTACGGAACGACCACTTGTTTGACAAATGAAGGATGTGTTCAAAGTAGTCAGAGATACGGTCAGTTCTAAAACGATCAATATCTAAAACATAAACATTGTTGTCTGCGTCAATACCAACAACAACGATTGCCGTGTAGTCAGCTTTCTTGCTAAGGCTAAACGCAAAGTCAACAGCAGCAAAAACATTCAGACGATTGTCACGGAAGAACCAGTAACCATTCTCTTGGCGTAGGTGCTTCTGTTCGTAGTATTGGAACTTGTCAGAACCAACAGGAACATTGTCTGGGTCAGATGGGTCGTTGTAATACTGTGCCCGGAACTGACCTTTGTCTAGATACTGACCACGTTTCTTGGCCAGAACCTGCATGTTAAACCCAAACCACTTACCGTCCTTACGCTGGGAACGAGGCCAGAGGAATTGACCTGTGCCATCACCACGATCTTCTACTGGCTTTTCGAAGATCTCGTAGATATTCTCTTCGCCAATCTTCTCACCCTCTTCAGAGAAGATATCCTCTGTCATTTGCAGTAGGTCGTTGTAAAGGTCAGCGGGGTGATAACGTGTTCCTACAACCCACTCCTTTGCGTCTGCACCTTCGATAGATGACAAAAGAGAGTATTGGCTTTTTACTTTGTTGCGACCTTCACCCGTATAGGCGTTCTCGTATACAACAACATCATCAAGAACTGCAATGTCACAGTGCATCCCAGTAAGGGAAGTAGTAAGACCACCAGTGAAGACAGAAGGGTCACGGACATTCTCTTTCTTACGTAACGGATGATCCAGGGCAATCTCTGAGTTTGTCCACCGTGTGCGTTTGCCTTCGTCAGCATTGACGTGATCAGGCCAGTAACGACTGTAAGTGTCAGAGGTAAGGATACCCTTAATAAAACCTAGCTGTTTCTCCGCAAGGTTTGCGGTGGCAGAGATGTATAATATCCGCAAAGTAGGATTCTTAGTTAGTTCCCACGCAACCCGATAAGCAATAAGGCGAGACTTACCGTGGTCACGGGGGAACAAAAGAAGTTGGTGGCTCTTGGAATATGGACGTGTCCACCAGTTACAAACATCTTCGTGACACTGCCCCAGGACTTGCTCTGGTGCAATAAGCTTAATGAATGTGACAAGATCACTTTCGGCAGCTAATCTGATTTGCTCTAATGTAGCCATTCTACCACGTATAAATACAGTTTGTCAATAGTAAAGTTAAGTCTTGATTAGACGAGTATTACTCCACAGTCAAACCAGCAGGCTGCACCAGCTTTAGCTGTTCAGGGGTGGTGGCTGCATCGATGGCAGGGTCGGCAGGCGCATCACGCAGGGCTTGCTTTTGAGCCACGATAGCAGAGGTATCTGCACCTGTTTCCAGCGCTTTCATAAACTGAGCATCAAGGGCCTCAAGCTGGAATAAACGTCAGACAAGTTTTTAATAGACTGTCCGTCGATGCTGGTCAGGACACCACTCGGCGCAATCTTCGATGATAATGTTGCCATGTCGATTACTCCGGTTTAGTGGGCCAGACAACGGACTGTGGGAAGCCAGCCTGCTGGGGAAGATCACGTAGGGCCTGGCGATAAGCACGCATTTCGTCAGACATCACAACGTCGCTATTGGCTGTCCAGTCAGTAGCAGCAAGTAGCTTGTCACGCAGGTCACGAGCCTCTGTCTCGTCAAGTGGCACAAGGTTCCAGCCAACCACCCACTCGTTGCCCTGTAGACTGCCAGCAGCCTCAACAGCCTTCATGCCAAGCTGTTCTGGTTTTGGCTCGTAACGCACACGATAGACGCCCTGCGGGTTCAGGTGACGTGAAGAAACAACAGGGCCATAGGCGGTGTGCTTGTTGTCTGCACGAAAGGCAGCCTCTGTGTAGGGGACAGGATTGCCATCGATTATTTTAACAAGTTCCATTATACAGACCCATCCTGATTAATGATGTAGACGTTTGTGCCGCCATCTGTGGTGAAGAACGTGTATGCTATACGGCTGTTAGGATAGAAACCCCGCTGGCTGTTTTGAACAGAGGCTGGCAGGGTTATGGATGGCAGGGTGTATGTGTCATGCTGAATGATATAATCTTTCGTAACACCATATGTATAAATCCTAGCGCCATCATCTTTAAAGAAAAAACTTCTGGGGTTAGTATCAGTAACCTCCATAGAAACGTTGTCGTAAGAAGCCGTAGAAACATCCCATGCGGTAGACAGCGAGTATTGATAAATACGGTCGTTACTAACCCCCAAAGCATACATCTTAGTGCCATCTGCATTAAAGGATGTGCAATAATTAGCATTGCTTTGAGTTGAAATATCAAAGCTAACACTATCGTATGAAGCTGTAGAAATGTCCCATGCAGTAGACAAAGAGTATTGATAGACAGAGTTGCCACTACTCACATACATCTTTGTCCCATCGGACTTGAAAAATACGGCATTTGGGTTTGCGGCTTGAGACACAACACTAAAGTTAACATTATCATATAAGGCTGTAGAAATATCCCATGCGGTAGACAGCGAGTATTGATGAACCCTATCAGTGGAGGTGCCAGCCACATACATCTTTGTCCCATCTGACTTGAAAAACAGGCCCCTTGGGCTTATTTCTTGAGACGCAACACTAAAGCTAACACTATCATATGAGGCTGTAGAAACATCCCACGCAATAGCCAGAGAATACTGATAAACTCTGTCAGTGCTAAACCCCATCAGATACATCTTTGTCCCGTCTGGCTTAAAGAACATCTGCCATGCGCTGGTATCTTGGGCGAGAACGCTAAAACCACCTGCATAAAGAGCATTTCCAATATCGTAGATCGTGACGGGTTGCACCTTAGCTGTGTAAGTCCACGAAGCCTCGGTCGGAACGCTTGTGAATGACAGCGTGGTATCGGCAGTGAGTGTCCCAGCATCAAAGAAGTTGTATGACGACAGGTCAAGCGCCTGACTTGCGCCAGACACGGTAGTTGGCGTAAAGCCACCCCCCGAAACGTCAACGGCATCCCAGCGGGAGTTAGTATTGTCCCACGTAAGCACCTGCCCATCTGTTGGGGCCATCGTTGAATAAACGTCAGACAGATTCTTAATAGACTGTCCGGTAATGCCCGTTAAGTAACCAGCAGAAGCATGGTTGCCCCAACCGTATGCAGTGTCAGCATTAGTTCCTTGAGCCGCAGTGGCAAAATCAGTAGTAGCAGCCGCCGCCGCAGTTCCAGCATCAGTGATCTGAGACAAAGTGTGGGTGTGTGATGCAGCAGCATAGTCAGTGCTTGCAGTAGTAGCGGCAGTGCCAAGACCTAAGTTAGTCCGAGCAGTAGCTGCATCACCAAGATCAGACAGGTTGTTGGTGGACAACAAACCAAACGCATCAGCAACGTCAGTAGAGTTTAGGGTGACAGCACCAGTTCGAGTATTAAAAGAGGTTACTGAACCCCCTGTTACAGTAAAGGCTGCATCATCCCAAGCAGAACCATTCCAAATATAAAGCTGACTAGCAGTGGTGTTGTAATACAGGGCACCCGTAAGGAGGGGATCACCATCATTATCTGTTGTTGGTGCTGACGCCTTAGCCCCTAAGTAGCGATCATCAAAGCTGTCATACGCAGCCTCTGCGCCTGCCTGGGCGGTCTGTGCGGCTGTAGCTGAGGTAGAGGCTGCTGAAGCACTAGAGGCCGCTGAGGTGGCACTAGAGGAAGCCTGAGAGGCACTCGTAGCTGCAGATGACGCAGAGGTGCTTGCCGAGGTGCTAGATGTCGAAGCAGAAGCAGCGGAGTTAGCTGCGTTAGTTTCCGAAGTAGCAGCAGCCGCAGCACTTGCAGCAGCATCTGACACACTTGTGCCGATTGCAGCAACAGACGCAGCAGCAGAAGCAGCCGAAGAAGAAGCACTGGTAGCCGAGGTAGCTGCGTTAGTCTCAGATGTCTGGGCGTTTGTTTCTGCTAGTTCTGCTGCTAACTGTGCAGCCAAAGCAGCATCCTTGTAGGATGATGACAAAGCTAGGTAGTCTTGGCCACCAACCAGAATACGAGAAGCATTAAGGATGTCATTGCTGTTCATATCCAGGTCAGCATTCATGCTGTTAGGAGTAGAACCATCACGAGAAAGAGTATTCTCGAATGCTTCCTTGAGAGCCTCAAAGTTTGCATTCAATGCTGTCGTAGACGCATAGCCTGACGAGATGGTAGTAATCGTAGGTTTCTTAGCCATAGATTAATTAACCTTAATACCTAGGCGGGCTGCATCCTCTGACAAAAGAGAAAGAGCCTGCTTGTTCTGTTCTTCTTCTTCTTTTGCCTGAAGCTTCTTCTTAGCTTGAGAAGCACTATCCTTATCCAGCCAGCCCTTCTCTAGGAGAAGCTTAGCTGCACTAAAGGAACTACGTCCGCCTTCCTTCATCTCCATGGCAATAGCCTGGATTGCCTGAGACTTGACCTTGACCTCTACTTCCTTACGCCACTTGTTGACATGAGGTTTGATCAAAGGGGATTTGCAGATGGTAGTCCAGATATCCCAAGAACCAAAGACTGTCATAGCAAACTCATACTCGGTGGGATCGTTAGGGACGATACTCACGAAGAGCTTATGCAGTGACACATAGTGCTTACCGTGTGCTTCGATGTCATGTTCTTTGACAGTAAAGATAGCATCAGAAGGATCATGGTAGCAAAGTTCGTAGAACAAGCTTTGTGTCCTGACCTTGCCGTTTGGTCCTTTGAGTTGGTCTTGGGTAAACATTATACATCCTTATGGTTAGGATAGTGTCGTATACTCGAAAGTATAGCATAGTGTCTATCCGTATGTCAACAAGAAAAAGTAAGATGTGTGTTATTTTTTGTATTGAAGTGACGTTACGTTACTGTAGACGAATCAGCAAAATGTGTGTATAATTTCTCTGTCGTTAGGCAGTTCCCATAGTATAGTCTATAGTAATAAACGTATGCTACACCCTTGTGGTAAGATCTTACGGTTTGTATTCTTTGTATGGTTTTTCTTCTTAACGGATTAATCCGTAAACTATAACCATCATTATAATCTTATGGACAAGTCCAGATGCACCTCCCTTGGGTTGAATCCCTTGGGAGGTTTCTTTTTGCATGCCCGAAATTCTTCCGAGAAAATTTTATGGTGCATTGTACATACAAGAGGCACCCCCTAG